CCCTCGGGCCGCAATTCATCCGCAGGTGAGGGCCAGTGGCTGTAGAACGTTTCGCACCAGCCCCATCGTACCTTCGTCCCGTACCATCCCGGGGAGGATCTGGTTGAGCTGATAGCCGTTATCAACGTCATCCACTCCGTAGCGCGCAAGCTGCCTCCACTGCGTTTTGTTCTGCGGTCCTAGCTGGTGGCGATATCCGGAATCGCGCAGTCCCCGTTTGTACGCGGGTGCGTTGAGCCATGTACGAGACAGGGGTTCCAGACCAACTGCCCCTTGTCGTTCCGATAGCCCAAGGCCCAGCAACAAGGTGTCCCGTACATTGCGGTCAGCGGGCGCAACTCCGAGGTTGAATCGGAAAACCCGGGTATCATAGGTCGAAATGTTATGACCAGTCCATCGGATTCGCGGTTCGGTGAGGAGTCGTCGGAGTCCCCGTTTGATGCGGTCCGTGAAGGCCATTTCTCCGATTGCACAGGCTCTCCTACCGTCATAGAACTGGATCATTAGCCACCGATCCCGCTCGGGATGCGGTCGGCCTTTGCCCTTCGGCTTGAGGTTATTTGCTATCTCATACGGACTCTGGAGTGTCTGCGATTCCGTGTCCACGGAGATGGTAAGCCCAGTTTTGGACTCTCTCGCTCGGCGGAGGTAGTACTTGATCGCTTTCGCTGCCTCGTCCTCGGTGGTAATAAAGCGCCACCGCAGATGCCGCTTCGCATTCGGCTCCGGAAGCGGGGACTCTCCCGACAAGAAGCGCGCAATCCGCCAGATGGTGTTCGAGATCGGTGGATAGAACCCGTCGCTCCTCAGCGCTGCCGCCGGATGCCATGTCGGGATCACCCACGCTTCGAGGTACGGTTCCCATAGTAGTGTCCCCTCCGCGTTACCGAGACTGTCCCTGGTGCCGCCAACGAATTGCCACGCGAACTTGCCGAGGGTCAAGACAATCCTGGGTCGCCGTGCTTTGATCTCCTGGAACAGCCGTGGACCGCATGCCAGCAGGTGGACCTTCGTTGGCTTGACGTTACAAAGAGTGGCATTCGTCCTATATGTCGCATCCAAATCGAGACCGTGGTTCTCAAACGTTGCCCGGAGTAGCTCACCCGTGCGGCCCATAAACGGCTTGCCAACGATAAGCTCAGTCTCACCTGGTGACTCACCGACAACTACCAGGTCGGCCTGATCGGGTCCGTAACCTGGACACCACCGCTGTCCCGGAGTACCGACAAAGGGGCAGCCACCGCATCCCGTACCGGCACTAGGCCGTCGCTTCACTGCCATAGCCTATAGGCTATCAGGTTTCGGGATATCGACCAAGTCGCGATTGATCGATGACGACGTGGCGATATGCTGGCAGTCGCAACCCGTGCACTCGGCATGAAGAGACGCCATTCGCATCTTCACTCGATCCGGTCCTTCGACAATCCACGATTCTCCTGCGCCAAGCCACATGCCGGCCGCCTTGCACGGATCGCAGATCATATCGCTGCCTCGATTGCAAGTAGCGGCCACGCATTCCACATCGTACCCGCCTCGTCTCGGTAATTGACTTCGCCGTCCTCGGTCCAGGAGCACAGTACCCCTTCAACGAACACGTTCTCGTCCAGTTGGATGCGGACGCGCGTGTTTCGCAGAGCGAGCAGCTCTTCGTCCAGCGGAAGGGTCATGCCGAGTACGCCGTTGGATCGGGGACACCCGCACTCGCGAATGCGTTCCTCCGTGCTCGGCATGAACTGCACCTTCCGCAGTGCTTGGTGTCGCCTTCGTAACAGGACCAGGTGTCGACGCTAGCCCACGGGATACTGAGCACCGATCCCAGCGTGACGATCTCGGCCTTGGTCAACGTATCGAGCGGGGTCTCGAGCTCGATGTGCGTGCCCTTGTTGACGGCGAATGGGATCAGCGAGCGCCAGCGTTCGGCCCAGCGTCGATCATTATCGGGGTACGCCACTGCGGCGGTAGCATTGATCCCCACGACAACCCGGCTCATGTTCTGCGCTTCCGCAAACGAGATACCGAGGGCGGTGAACACCGTATTCCGCGCTGGCGTCCATTCATGTGCGACTCCCGGCTTCGGATCCTTCTCGACCGCCGGACCGAGTTCCAGCAGCGCCGATCTCGCGAACTGTCGAAAGAACGCTACTTCGATCATAATCGGCGTTGCGGTGTGGAAGCGATTCGTGAGTGCCATCGCGATCTGCTTGGTCGCGTTCCACTCCTTATCGCATGCGCGCTGCCCGTAATCAAAGAACAGCAGTGTGGTCGATTCCGGGTAGGTGAGCTGAATGTCCCACGCGGCCACGAACGAATCGAGGCCACCGCCACAAAGGACGAGATTACCGCTCATAGCTTAACTCCCTCGGCGTATTTACTCCATGCATCTAGCGTATCGTAGAACATGGTCGAACTGAACTCAGCTGGAGGTTCGTATTCGAAGTATTCGATTGACCCGCCCAGCGCTTTGCGTCCGGGGTAGTGCACCCGGATTGGCGCGGGAGGGTAAACCGGATTGCCGGTCAATGCGAGCACGGCGAACTTACTCGCATCTGCCGAGACGCAATGTGCGAATGTCGGTGATCTGAGCTCCACCGCTTGCTCGCTGATCCCGAGTAGGTGCACGTTGCGCCGGCACACCTCTGGCTCGGTCTGCAGGATACGAACGCGCCGGAAACGGCGATTAAGCGCCTGCGGGTCGTCTTGCAGCCGACGCTCCAACGACACACCGAACCACGTGATCATCGGATCGCGCAGAGCGGCTAGCTCGCGGGCACAGGACAGGAAATCGCCGTGCTCGATGCCGTGCGGAACGGCCATCAGATGCGACTGCGGGGACACCCGCTGTATCTCCTTGCGGTACGTTTTCGCATACGCAACGGTAGCGGAGACGTCATCGATAACGTCGGGAATGATGACCACGGTCGGCTTCAAGAACTGCGCCGCCCCGATCCAGTCATCGATGCTAATCTCGACGTTCTCGTGAACCGGGTTATCGAGGATCACCAGCTTGCCGTTAGCTACCTGCTGCCGATGGAACTCAGCGTAGAGCTCATCTCGGATTACGAGGTTGCTCAGGCACAGGAACGCATCGGAGTGGTAGACCACCGGTAGCAGCGATGTCGGTACGATGTGCGCGAGTTTAATCGGAATCGCCTCCCACGATCTCCTCTCCGAAGGCAGTGACTTCGTTTATCAGCGACTCTTGCGTCTTACCGTAGTGAATAACCACGGTCATCCGCGGGAAGCCCAGTGCGACCATTCGTGCGGGCGAAACGCGGATCGGCTCACCGGCCACGAGTCGGGTGATGTTCTCCCCGTCCAGACCGAGATATAGCGCTCCGCGTAGCTTTCCGGTAATCATAGCAAACTCCTTCGCATCGAGATCAGCTGGAGGAACTCGTTGCGCGCGTTCGCACTGTCCTGGTGCAAGCCGCGGACGGCGGAAGTGGTCGTTACCGCATCGGGCTCCTCCACCCCGCGTATCGCCATGCAACCGTGGCGTGCCCGGATAACGACCATGCACCCCTTTGGCTCCAGGTGCTCCTGGAGTGCGTCCGCTATCTGATCGGTGATGCGTTCCTGCACCCCGAGCTGCCTCGCGAAGTGCTCCACGAGCCGAGCCAGCTTCGAGAGGCCGCATATCCGCTTGTCGGCCAGGTAGCCCACGAACGCTTCACCCGTTACCGGTAGGACGTGGTGCGCGCACATCGAGATGTAGCGAATCGGTCCGACCAGCACTAGTGACGAGTACGAGTCCTCGAACGTGACCTCGAGAATCTCACCGACCCGATGCGAACCGGTGTCATGCGCGGCGAACTCCGTCAGCGCGGTTGCCACGCGTTCCGGGGTGCGTTCGAAGTGCGGATCCACGGGATAGCCGAGCTGGTGCAGGATCTCCCGTACTGCGGCCTCAAGCGGTTCGTTACGTCCCACGTTTATCGCCCCAGATCTCGATCTGTAGCCGCCCGGTGATGTTCCAGCCGTTCCGCATCGCGGGACCGACCCAGCACTGCAGTCCGTGCTGGATCTCTCGCCAGTCCGTTCCGCAGGGCATTAGCCACACCTTCTCGGCGGGAATCTTAGCCAGCGCGATGATCTCGTTGATCTCGTCTAGCTGCTCCTTCTCGGGTAGGTGGTGATCGACCACGAACTTGAACACCGCCTTACCCCGGGACTGCAGTGCGACCAGCGCTTCGATATTGCGCCGCAGTTCCAACGGGTTACCCGAGTGCGCCAGTTTCGGTGACACGTTGAAGGTGACGTTGTCGTACTGCGTAAGCTCACCGGGATGAATGGAGCCGGCCGTTTCGATCTCGAATACGAAGTTCCGGCGGATCTCTTCGTTGAGCTGCGAGATCAGCATGGACAGCGCATCGAGCTGGAGCAGTGGCTCGCCACCGGTGATGACCGTCAGCCGGCAATTCGACGCGTACACCTTCTGAACGATCGCGTAGAGCGACATGCGGAATAGCTCGTCCATCGGGTTGAACTGCTCACCCGATTGATGCATATCGCGATGGCGGTCATCGAACACCCAGGTGTACGGAGTGTCGCACCAGGTGCAGTGCTGGTTGCATCCGCCGAGACGGAGAAAGAACGCGGGAGTGCCCGCACTCGGGCCTTCCCCTTGAACGGTAGTAAAGGTCTCGGAGATCAGGATCCAGTCACGCATAGCGACCCGGAATCCGAACCGGCAGCTCGTTGGGAGCTAGAGTCGCCTCACGCAGCCGACCAAGCACTTCGGTGAGCTCGAGAGCGGCGTGAACTGTGCCCATCCCGGCGTGCCATGACGCCGCATTGGACGGGGTCTCGTCTACGTCCACTGCTACCGAGAATATCCCGGGAACGCCCAGTTTCACCTGCGCCCACTTACCGATCCACATTGCCAGGTTCTCGGTGGTCGGATCGGCTGCGCAGCGCCGCAGACCCGGAAGCACATGCCGAACGGACGTCGAACCGCCGCCTCCTCCTCCGCTCGCACCGCCGGACATAACCGAGGTGTTATGTACTGTCACGTTTGACGATCCGATGCCGGATTCCGGCGCACCGAAGAGATCGCTGGCGAACGGATCGTTCTCGTTCAGTAGTAGCTGGTGGTCGAGATAGGCATCGATGAAGCCGCGGAACGAGGCCTTGAGCGTTCCGTAGTCAATGCCGGCCAGCAGACCCTGTTCGTCCACTTCTCCCGTCAGGCGGAGGTGTATGCGGTAACTGTGACCGTGGATGCGTTGGCACTTCCCCGGAGTGCGGAACAGCCGATGTGCCGTTTCCGCGTTGTGCGACACCGTGATTGTGCGGGTCGGTGATGTCATAGACCGTACCTTTCTTTGTGCGATAGTGCGTGTGCGGCCGCCGAGATAGCGTCCTTTCCTCGGATGAACTTCGGTACCTTCGAGACGTTGGCGAGTCGCATCTGGTTCGGTGCCTCCTCCACCGAATAACCCGCCTCTTTGGCCCGGTACTTGAGGTACCCGAGTACCTCGATGGTGCGTTGAATCCACTCATCCCTTCTACCGCCCCCGAGCATCGCCTCGAGGACGATGTGGTCCCCTTTGCGGTAATACTCGGCGAGGACATGCCAGATGACGGTTGGATCATCGGACTCGAGCCAGAGCGCGAACTCGCTGGTATCGCAATCGAGAATAGCCATACCGGTAAACTTCGCACCCGGGTCGAGACCGATGATCTGCATATCATCCTCCGTAGCAGCGCGGGAAGGACCGGCTTCCAACGTGAGGGAAGGAATGCTGTCTCGCAGCATGCCGGTCCTTCCCGCTATCTCACCCCGCACCGAAAGCAAGACGGGTTCGGGGGACCCCATCCCGCAGGTGCGGGAGCCTATGCGGCCCTAACCGCTAGCCCTCGTCACCCCATTCCGCCTCGGACCCGTCCTCGTTGAGGATCTCCTGAATCTCGTTGGTCTTGCGGCTCTTGTCCCGGTAATGCGGGACCACGATGACGCGCGCCATGCAGTCCACGCCGACCAGATCCTGCTCATCGAACTCGAACGGCCCTTCGGGAATCTCGAACCCGAGGTTGACGAGAAGCCGCTTGACCCGCCACAGCACCTGCGGCTGGAGTGACAGGGGGCGGAATCGCATGTTGCGGCCCTCATCGCCCACGGACAGGTCGAGGTAAAGCGTGTCCTCCCCCGAGCTGTTCGATGGCCGGATGTCGGCCTTGGTGATGACCGCGGGATAGTCATCGGGGTCCAGTGGCGGACGGCCCTGAGTGCTGACCCCGGTGAGGTCAATTGTCGTTGGCATTCCTCTGCCTCCTATACCTTGTCGGGCGGTACAGCCCGGTGCGACCTTGTGGGGCGGTCGCGGCCCCAGGTACCAATAGCCTACCCGATTGTCCGCACAGGTGTCAAGATGGCTGTTCTATGGCCTCGGGGCTGTCCGCTGCGATCAGCTCTTCAATCCGGGCCTCC